GTGCCTGAGAACTTCTTCCCCGGCTCCGCCGAGAGCGGCGACGGCAACTCGTTCGACGAGTTCCTCGCGCGTTATCTCGCGGGCGAGCGGGCGCGCGCATCGCGCTCGATCGACATCAGCCGATTCCTCAGCCGCCGTACGCAGGAGGTCTTGCAGCGGGCCGGCCGCTTCGCGCTCGAGCACGGGCACAACGAGCTCGACGCATTGCACGTGCTGCTCGTGATGGCCAGCGAAGATCCGGCAGCCGAAGCCATGCGGCGCATCGGTGTCGATCCGGCACGCGTCGCGCGCGCCGCGGAGCAGCGCGTTCCGCAGACCGGAGAGGCGACGACGGATGCCCCGGCGCTCACGCAGTCCGCGCAGCGCACGCTGTTCCACGCGTACCAGGTGGCGCGCGCATCCGGATCCACCTACATCGACCCCGAGCACCTCTTCTACGCCCTCGTGATCGCACAGGACTCCCCCGCCGGCCAGGTTTTGGCCTCCGCAGGGGTCACGCCCGAAGCGCTCGCTGGAGCGATGCGCGACTCCGCAACGATGGACCCGGGAGCACCGGATGCCGTCGCCGACGACGAGCAGGCATCCGAGACCCCCATGCTCGACAAGTTCGGCACCGACCTCACGCAGCTGGCCCGCGACGGCAAGCTGGACCCCGTGATCGGTCGCGTGGACGAGATCGAGCAGGCCGTCGAGATCCTCTCCCGCCGCACCAAGAACAACCCGGTGCTGGTCGGAGAAGCTGGCGTGGGCAAGACCGCGATCGTCGAGGGCCTCGCACAGGCCATCGTCGACGGCGGAGTTCCCGAGCAGCTGCGCGACAAGCGCGTCGTCTCCCTCGACCTGCCTGGCATGCTCGCAGGAACCCGCTACCGCGGCGACTTCGAGGAGCGTCTCACCAAGACGATGGACGAGATCGCCGAGCGCAAGGGCGAGCTGATCGTCTTCATCGACGAGGTGCACACCGTGATGGGTGCCGGCGGGGCTGGAGACGGCGGCATGGACGCCGGCAACATCCTGAAGCCGCGACTGGCCAAGGGCGACCTGCACCTGGTGGGTGCGACGACGCTCAAGGAGTACCGGATCATCGAGAAGGATCCGGCACTGGAGCGCCGCTTCCAGCCGGTCACCGTCGCTGAGCCCTCCGTCGAGGACGCCGTGGCGATCCTGTCCGGGCTGCGCCACGCGTACGAGGAGCACCACGGTGTGACGTACACGGATGACGCCATCCGCTCCGCCGTCGAGCTGTCCGCCCGCTACGTGTCCGACCGCTACCTGCCCGACAAGGCGATCGACCTGATCGACCAGGCGGGAGCGCGGCTGCGGCTGCGTCTCGGAAAGCTGGTCGACGCATCAGCTCTGATGCAGCAGCTCGCCGACCTGGAGGCGGAGAAGAACGCGGCCGTGTCGGCCGAGCACTACGAGGAGGCGTCGCGGCTGCGTGACGAGATCGAGGTGGTGCAGGGCAAGCTCGCCGAGGCATCCGCTTCCGGTGCACGCTCCGCTCAGGATGCCGTCATCGACGAGCCCGAGATCGCCGCGGTCATCTCGCGTGCCACAGGAATCCCCGTCGCACGCATCGGCGAGGCCGACCGCGAGCGGCTGGCCAAGCTCGAGGGCGAACTGCACGAGCGCGTGATCGGCCAGGACGACGCTGTGGCCTCGGTCGCCAAGTCGGTGCGCCGCAGCCGCACGGGCATGGGCGACGAGAACCGCCCCGTCGGCAGCTTCCTCTTCCTGGGCCCGACCGGTGTCGGCAAGACGGAGCTGGCGAAGGCGCTCGCGTCATCGTTGTTCGGCTCGGACCGCGCCATGATCCGCTTCGACATGAGCGAGTTCGGCGAGCGCCACACCTCCGCCCGCCTGATCGGCGCCCCTCCCGGATACGTCGGCTACGACGAGGCCGGTCAGCTGACCGAGCGTGTTCGCCGCAACCCGTACTCGGTGCTGCTGTTCGACGAGATCGAGAAGGCGCACCCCGACATCTTCAACCTGCTGCTGCAGGTGCTGGATGACGGACGCCTCACCGATGGTCAGGGCCGCACGGTCGACTTCCGCAACACGGTCGTCATCATGACCTCGAACATCGGCAGCGAGTTCCTCGCCTCCAAGTCGGGTGCGCTCGGCTTCGTGGCGCCTGGCGCCGACGGATTCGGCGACGAGAAGGCGCTGCGCGACAGGGTGATGGGCAAGCTGCGTGAGAACATGCGGCCGGAGTTCATCAACCGCATCGACGAGATCGTGCTGTTCCGCAAGCTCGACCGCGACCAGCTGCGCGACATCGTGCGGCTGCTGCTGCACGCGACCGAGGCCCGTCTCGCCCAGCGCGAGATCACCCTGACGGTGACGGATGCCGCCGTCGAGTGGATCGCCGACAACGGCTACGAGCCCGAGTTCGGCGCCCGTCCGCTGCGCCGCGTCATCCAGCGCGAGGTCGACGACCGCGTCGCCGACCTGCTGGTGAACGGATCCGTCGACGACGGCGGCTCGGTGCACGTGGATGCCGTCGGCGGCGAGCTCGTCGTCACGGCGGACCACAGGGTGCCACTCGCGGCCTGACCTGATCTCCACGATCCGCCGCCGGGTCGATCCCCCCAAACGATTCGACGGCTTACCCGATGCCCCGGTGCGCGTCTGCGCACCGGGGCATCTCATCGTCCGCACGATGGTCCGCGTGAGCGGATCGTCATGATCCGACCGGCACCCGTGTGCGATGCGTGAGGATCCGTTCTGACGTTCGCCATGGGTGCCACCGGCTCAGCATCACGCGGGTGACGACCCGTTCCGCCGGCGGCACTCGCTCGCCGGCGGAACGACAGGGTCACGCGTTCTCGAGGTCGGCGATCACGATCTTCTTCTGCGCCATCATGCAATTATGGACGCATGGCAGATTCAGGTGCAGGCAACCGCAGGGCGGCGCGCTATCTCCGCCAGTCCAAGGACCTAGACGAAGGTATCGAACGGCAGGACGCTCGCACGTTGGCCTTGGTGACCGCCCGGGGATGGATAGATGCCGGCGCCTACATCGACAACGACGTGAGCGCTTCGAAGGAGCGTGGGCACGGCACAGCATGGCATCGCCTCTTGCAGGATGCCAAAGCAGGCACGGTTGACACCCTGGTCAGCGTTGACCTGGACAGGTTCGCCCGCTCAACTCGCGACCTGAACACCGTGATAGATCACGGCCTGAGTGCCGTAACGGTCGATGGCGAGATTGACCTAACGACAGCTGATGGAGAGTTTCGAGCAACGATGCTCGCCTCCGTAGCCCGGTTCGAGGTGCGGCGGAAGTCTGAACGGCAGTTGCGCGCGAATGCTGATCGAGTGGCACGCGGCAAGCCAATCATCGGCAAGCGCGCTTTCGGCTTCGAGACCGATCGCACGATTCGGGAGAGCGAGGCCGCTTGGATTCGATGGGCCGCTCGTCAGGTGATCGAAGGTAGCTCGTTGTATTCGGTCGCCCAGCGCTGGAACGCTGAGGGCGTTCTCACCGCATCCGGCAACCGCTGGGAAGTCACTACCGTACGCCAAGTGCTCATGCGACCAAGCAACGCCGGGCTATTAGTTCATCACGGCGTGGTCGTCGGCGATGGTGGTGCGGTCATAGTGGATCGGACCGAGTGGGACGCCGTTGTTGCCATCATCGAGCATCCGACTCGGGCGGCAACAGCACGGGGACCAAAGGTCAGGCACCTTGCATCAGGCATAGTGGAGTGCTCCGTCTGTCACGCTCCCCTGCGCTACCGACAGCAGCAGGGACGCACGCCCCGCTACTTCTGCCCGAGGCACCGCACGGCCGACAAAGACGGCGCTGTGCATCCTGCCATCCATGCCGACCGCCTAGAGCGCATCCTCGCTGAAGCTGTCTTCATGGCCCTGACGATTGCCGAGCCCGAGCGATCGAGTGACGATCTCACCCGTCTCGGAGCCGAGCGCGCGGACCTCGTGCGGCGACGAAAACTACAGCAGACCTTGGCCGAGACAGAAGGCGCCGACATTCCCGAGGCCGTAAGGCGGATAGCGGCACTAGGCAAGGAGATTGCTGCGCTTGACGAGCGAATAGGCGCCGAGACTGCTGCCAGCAATCGGGCTGGCCTACGTGAGATTGCCAAGCGCGCCTTACTCGATACCGGCGATGTCGCAATCGTTCACGGCGCGGAAGCATTCCCCGCCTGGCTTCCGGAATGGAATGGCACTCCCATCGAGAAGCGCCAGGCACTTATTCGGGACATTCTGGGCCGAGTCGTTCTGTCCTTTCACGATGTCGCCTTTAGTGCGACCGGCATCGCAATCCCCATAACACGAGCGCAGGAAGAAACGGAGAACAAAGAATGACCCCCGCACCCGAAGAACAAGAAGAACGCGGCCTGGAACACGGTGCAGGCTGGCACATCGTCGACCCGGAGTCGGATTGCGCCCGCTGCCGAGCCGGCGAGTTGCCGACCGTCTACGAGCTTGCTCGTGCGCTCATGTTCGAGCGCTCCCGGCACGTGACGGGCGACTACCGAAAGCGGCTCCGCGAGTGGCTGAATACCGAGGCTAACGCTGAACTCGTCTGGGCCGGTGAGCGCGTGTGAGTAATGCCTGAATCGCCAATATACTGAGAGTGGCAAGTCGATTCCCCTCAAGTTGACTTCCTTCTTCCAGAAGCCCCCTTGGACATGCGTTCCGCCTAGAAGCGTCCAAGGGGGCTCTTCTCGTATTCCAGCCACTATTGCCATATTCGAGCCACCACTAGTCCCGGGGACACCGGGGGACACCTCCGAAATTGGCCATATAATTGACCCGGGAGGATGACCGCAGTACGGAATCAATGAGAAGAAGGAACAACTGTGGAACATCCAAATGATTGGCACGCGCTGGCGAATGATGCCCTTGGCGGCCTTGACGAAATATTCGATTCACCTGACCTGAAGGTTGCGGCTCATCTGCGGCTTGCAGGCTTCATGGCCCGCACGCATCGGCAGCTGACCCGCGAGCACGTCCACCTGGCACTCGCTCGCAACGGCAAGGCGCAGGCGGCAATAGCGGATGCCATACGCGCCGCTGCCGCTGACGAGTTCCCGCACGCCGGCCCATTGCCAGAGCGGGCCACTCGACGCTTAATGCATCGGCTCATGGATGACATGTGGTTTCAGCGGACGCGCGACGAGGTACTCGCGTACGACTCCGAAGACGAGTACTGGGAGCATCGGCGTTGCGAGCGGGAGGCGCAAGAGCGCGTCGAGGCGCAAGCTGGCCCGCGTCGGAAGGTCTTCATTCAGCCGGAAGGAGTCGTGGCGTGAGCCCGGTAGTAATCCCCAGCGTGGTGCGGTCGGACATCGAGGCCGCTCTCGACAAGCGCGGCATGGCACCGGACGAGCAGGCCGAGAAGGAACTTCAGCGCCTACGCAGCAGGAACTGGGCAGAACGGAAGTACCGCGCCGAGCAGGCTGAGGCGGTCGCGATCCCGACCGCGGTCACGCTCGATGAACTCCTTCAGCAAGACCTGCCCGAAGAGCCCTTCGTCATCGACGGCCTTCTTCACGACGGCGGAAACGTCATGTTCTCGGCACAGAAGAAGGCGGGCAAGACGACAGTCACGCACAACCTGATTCGTTCACTCGTAGACGGAGAGCCGTTCCTCGGGCGCTTCACCACGACCTCCACAAGGCGAGTCGCTGTGCTCGATCTGGAGCTTTCACCGACCAACATTCAGCGATGGCTGAGTCGCCAGGGAATCGCACACCCGGAGCGCGTAGGGATCTTCTCACTTCGTGGTGCTGCTGCCTCCCTCAACATCATCGACGCACACGTCCGAGCCGAGTGGGCGAAGCGCCTTCAGGGATATGACACGCTCATCCTTGACCCGCTTCGGCCGCTGCTAGATGCGTTGGGGCTCAATGAGCACACCGAGGCCGGAGTCATCCTCCAGGCGTTTGACGCACTCAAGACAGAGGCCGGGATCAAGGATGGGATTGTTGTTCACCACCACGGGCACGGCTCGGAGCACGCGCGTGGAGACTCGCGGCTCGAAGACTGGCCGGACGCTATCTGGCGTCTGACTCGTGACGATCCGACCGACCCGCGCGCGTGGCGCTACTTCGATGCCTTCGGCCGTGACGTGGACGTTGAGAAAGGCCTCGTCACGATGGACGATCGCGGGCACCTGTCCTTCAGCGCCGAGATGCAGGCCATGAAAGCCGATCGGCTCGTGCAGCTCGCCTGTGACGCCCTGGCGAAGCACGGGGAGATGAAGACGTCTGAGATTGTCGCTCTCGGCCTCCGGGGTATCTCGAAGAACACAGTGTCGGATGTCATGAAGTCGGCCGTTGACTGCGGACAGGTGGTCATTCGTGAGGGTGAGAGGAACTCCCGTCACTACTCCCTGAGTCCCTCCCTGTAGCCCTAGGGATTTCTCCCATCGGTAGTCCCCACCAGTCCCCCCTATAGGGAGGGGGGACTACTGGTGGTGACTGGGTTTCGGGCGCGGGGATCAATGCAACTAGCGCTTCTTGACCTCGTGAAGAACGGCGAGCGCTGCCAGCAACGCGAACAGAGCCAGTGTCCCGACACCGCTCAAGCTCGCGCCCACGGTGACCATGAGGGAGCCCGTGGAGACGTACTCCGGGAAGAGCGACATGCCCATCAGGTACATGCCCCAGAAGAGCAAGATCAAGCCAACGATCAAACCCACGCCGGTAAGCCACTTGAGCCAGACGAGAGCCGCGTTAGTTGTCCCCATGACTGGCGACGCTATCGGCCAACACACACCCGGCGCACTGTCCCTCTTCAGGGGACGTTGGACCTGTGTGTTGACTGATAGTAAGCTGGGAGCGTGAATCCACCACTCAGGCCCGGCGTGTACCGCGTTGGTCCAGTGGTGTTCGACTGGTCCGGCTTCAGCGGCGTGGCATGGTGCGATGAGTGCGGCTCTCTCGGCATTGATTTCCATGCAGCCAACACCCGCTCACTCGCCACACTTCATCTTCGACGTGAGCACGGGTTACGGGACGTTGCTTACGTGATGATCGCGACCCTTGCGCCCGAGCCTGAAGTGGTAGCACGCAAGCGCGGACCACTGCCGCGAAAGAAGGCCGCGGCATGAGCCAGTGGCATCGCAAGGCGAAGTGGTCCAACACCACGGCCAAGCTCCGTCCGCTCTATCAGCGCACCGTCGATGCAGGTATGGCCGTGTGTGGTCGTTGTCACAGGCCCATCGCACCGAGTGAGCCGTGGGACTTGGGACACGTCATCGACCTGAGTACCGGGCTTGGCAGTAGCCAGGTGCAGACTGAGCATCGCTCATGTAACCGCTCAGCGGGCGGGAAGCTGGGCGCACGCAAGACCAGTACCGCACGTAGACAACAGGTGCAGCGCAATCTGCGACTGCCCGACGTATGAAGAGGAGCAACACCATGGACAGCAAGTGGACTGACAGCAGCATCGACAACATGCTTGCGGGGAAGCCCGCCGTCGACCCGCAGGCGGCGCCCGCACTGGCGCCCGTGCTCACCCACGAGCAGAAGGTTGAAGTCTTGCTCACCTCCATCCGTCGAGCGGTGTGGACCATCGCCAGCCTGCTCGTGGCCAGTGCAGCCATCGGCTTGGTGTGGGGCATCGTGGCGGCAAGTCAATGATCGGGCAGGCATCGAGTCGAACGGCGTCAGTTTCTGATGGCCGTCACAACCCCCAGCCAGTTGGCAGCACGAAATATACACGGATTGTTCGATGACTGAACTAATCGACTGGGATGCCGTCAAGAGCCAAGTGCTCCCGCCTGATTACGTCACACCGTTCGCGATGACTGAGAGCGTTGGGGAGGAGAGACGCAAGTTCCTCATCGGCGCTGAAGTCGTCGGCCGTGGCCATGCACTGCTCCCTCAGCAATTGCTTCTGGCGGACATTCTCGCTCTCGGTAAGCGATTCACCTCGGTCATTCTGCCGAGGCGTTCATCAAAGACGACAACGCTCGTGGAGTGGCTCGTTGGCCGATGCATGGAAGAGCCTGACCTGCTGACCGCCTATGCCGTGATGAGCAACGCCAAGGCGGCGCGCAGACGGTACCTGACAGACATCAAGGCCCCGATGGAGCGATGGGCAAAGCGGCAATACGGCGACGATGAGAAGTCTTGGCCGTTCAAGTGCACGAGTGGCATGGGCACCGAGCACATCCGCTTCGCCAACGGCAGCATTATGCAGGTCTACGGGCCACAGTCCGAGTCTTTCCGCTCGGATGCCTTCGACGTCATCGTGCTGGACGAGGCTGGGGAGATTGAGGGCGACAAGGCTCAGGACATCCTCGCTGCTGCCGGACCGACGCAGGACACCCGACCCGGCGCCATGCTCATCTACGCGGGCACGGCCGGTAAGAGCCAGCGCGGAAACATGCTCTGGGACGGTCTCGCGAAAGCCACGGCCGGTGACCCTCGGCACGCTGGCGTGGCCTACTGGGCACCACAGAACACGCTCGTAGAAGAGGTTGAAGCCTGGGAGCCCGACGAGGCGCACCCGAACGCCCATGCTCGTGAACTCGTGGAAGCTCACCATCCCGGCGTTGGCACGCTGACCACGCTGGAGAGTGTCAAGGACAACTTCGCCACGTTCCGAACTGAGCGGTTCATGAGGGAGTATCTGGGGATCTTCACCGACCCGACCGGGGGCAACTCCCTCATTCATCCCGACCGTTGGTCGCGCGCGCTCGTGCCGGGTGACCTGCCAGCGTTGCCCGACCGGTTCACGCTCGGCTTTGCCGTGAACCTCTCGCAGTCGGCGGCATCCATCGTTGCCGCCTGGCGTGACGAAGACGGCAAGGCGTGCCTGATGACCATCGACCATAGGCCACGCGTGGACTGGCTGGCAGAGAGACTGCTCGGCCTCAGCAGGAAGTACAAGGCTCCGATCGCCCATGACGTGAAGGGCGTGGAGATGACCGAGGTGAACTACATGCAGTTGCAGACTCCTCGGCCGAAGCTGGAACCGTACAACTTTCCGATGCTGCGCACGGCGGCAGCTGGACTCATCAAGGCGATCGATCAGGGCGAGCTACACCACTGGGGACAGCCGACACTTGATGACGCTGCGCGAGTGGTGGTCAAGCGGATGAGCGGGCAGAACTGGCTGCTTGGAAGGCCGGCCGGCGACCCTGACGCCGACATCCTCGATCTTGAGGCTGGCTCCATCGCCCTCGATCTGTATGACCGTAAGCCGAAGCGCAAGGTAAGCACCGTCTTCGTGTAGTCTGCGAGACTGCTGTGAGCTAGCTGTAGACTAGCTGTATGGGTTTGCTGAACTGGCTCGGCTTCGGTCTGATGCCTTCGGCTGTCCCTCCGCTTTCGATCGGTGCATGGGATGCGCCGACGAACAATCAGGCCGCAATCGTCATCGCGGACATCTTCGGTGAGACGGTCTCTCACGACTTGCTCCCAGTCACGCGTCCGGAAGCACTCACCATTCCCGCCGTTGCGGCAGCCCACTCGACTCTCATCTCGGCTTTCGGAAACCTCGAATTGGTGGCCAAGAAGAACGGAGCCGACCTCGGCAAACAGCCCACCTGGCTCACCCAGACCGGGAAGAACGTTCAGCCGTGGTACCTGCGTAACTCGCGCACCATCGCGGACTTCATGTTCCTGGGCTTCAGCCTGTGGAAGCGAGTCAACGGCGCTGACGGCTTCCCGCTCACTGCACACCACATCCCGTACGGCAAGTGGACATGGGATGACCGCGGGGCAATCCTCATCGACGAGCAACCCGTGCAGGACACCGACGTCATCCTCTTTGAGTCGATGGTCCCCGGTCTACTGAACACGGGTACCCGCACCCTGAGGCAGGCGCTGGAATTCGAGCACACCATTGCTGAACGAGCCCGCGTCTCCGTCCCCCTTACGAAGCTCGTGAACAAGGGCGACACGGAGCCGGACGACACCGAAAAGCTCGACTTGCTCACCGGGTACAAGAAGGCGCGCGAGTCGCGCGACGGTTCCACCGTCGCATACGTGCCCAATGGCTTTGACCTCGTGACCGAGGGTGAGCCCGCGGGTCAGTGGCTCCTTGATGCGCGCAATGCAGTTGCTGCCGACATCGCAAAGCACACGGGCATTCCGGCCTCCCGACTGGGTAGCACTTCGGCCATCGACTCGCTGACGTATACGACCGAGCTCGGCGCCTTCACCGACCTGATGACGCAGACCGCCCACTTCTACCTTGACCCGATCGAGGCGCGGTTGTCCCTCGGTGACGTGACTCCGAACGGCCAGACGGTCGAGTTCGACACCACACCACTCGACAAGGCCCTACAGCCAGCACCCAACCAGCCCCAGCCGGATGCGCAGCGCGACGGAAAGGACGGCGTGAAGTATGCCAAGTAAGCCCAAGCCCGAGGATCTCGTCCTCGTGTTCCGCAACGGATTCGAAGTGCTCATTCCCCGGGCGGAGTTGAGCAATGAGTGAGTCCATCCTCTTCGATTCCGGAGATCTCGTACTCGCCTCGGAGAATGACCGCACGGTCACTGGACGACTGCTCCCGTTCGGCGTCGTCGGCAAGACGAACATCGGCGGCTTCACTGTTGAGGCCGGCGCGATTGGCCTGCCGTCAGATCCGAGCATCCTCGGCCTGAACGTGGAGCACGACCGAGAGCAGCCGGTCGGACGCGCGCTCAGCGTCGAAGAGCGAGCCGATGGCGTGTACGCCACCTTCCAGCTAGCCAGGACCGCAGAGGGCGATCAGGCACTTGCGGACATCCGCAGCGGCACCCGCAAGTCCCTCTCTATGGAGGCCAAGGGTGTCATCGTCCGAGCGGGCAAGGCCATCGCGGGACGCATCTTCGGCGCGGGCCTCGTGGCCACGCCGGCCTTCGAAGGGGCAACGGTCATCGCGTCCTTCAACGACGTGCCCGAGGCACTGATCGATCCCGACAACGACAACGACTTGGACGCCACGGTCATCGTGACGACCACCGAAACCACCACGGTCATTCCGGCCGAGGACGAAGACGCGGATGCGTCGGAAAGTGAGGACGAGATGGCGGAAGCCACTATCCCCGAGACCGTTACCGCGTCGGCGGCTCCGGTCAAGAGTGAGACCACAAAGCGGCTTGAGGCACTCGAAGCTTCGGTGTTCGCCAGTGGCGACCAGAAGAAGGGCATTAGCCCGGAGCAGGCGTTCTCCGTCATGGCGAGCATCGCCCGCGGTGGGCGTGTCAGCGATGACCTGCACAATCAGGTGTTCCGTACGCCCGAGTCTCTCTTCGATGAGGCGAAGGCCGTCTACGCGACACAGACGAACATCGCCAGCCCGATCCAGAATCAGGACCTCGCTCCGCAGTGGACGGGCGAGTACTGGGGTCGTGTCGTACCGAAGCCGCTGCTCACTGACCTTCTCACGCCGAAGACGCTCGTCTCGCGGAACGTGACCGGGTTCAAGTGGTCCGCGCTCCCGACGCTCGGATCATGGGCAGGCAACGGGGCAGAGATCGCCTCCAGCGGTGTCACCGCCGTTCAGCCGACGATGATCCCGGCACAGTACGCGGCCGGCGGTAACACCGTCTCGCGTGAGAACTTCGACTTCGGCGGTGGCGAAGCATTCCTCTCGGAGTACTTCGGATTCCAGGCGAAGAACGTTCAGGTCTGGCTCGACAGCCTCGCGTTCACGAACGTAGTCGAGGGCTCCATCGACGGCGGCGCTACCGTCATCGCTGGCCCGCACCTCTCGGCTGCTGCCGCCGTGCCGTCCAACATCGACGCGGGCACCTCGGCACTCGTGGACTCGCTCACGAGCTACTACGCTGCGCGTCTCGAACTGCCCGACTTCGTGCTCCTCGACTATGCGCTCTGGACCGCGATGCTGAAGTCTCCGGCAACTCAGGTGCTGGGCTACCTGAAGGCCGCGCTCGGTGTCTCCGAGGGCGAGATCGAGAACATCACGGTTCGCCCGATCCCGACCGCGAAGCTCGCGCAGGCGAAGCAGGCCACGGGCACCAACGGTTCCGGCACAAACCGGGCGATCAAGGCCCTTGCCGGCGCCAAGGCGGCAGCCGAGGTCTACACGCTGCCTGGCAGCCCGTTCCAGGCGCAGGTCATCAACGTGGCAAACGGTCTCATCAACGTTGGCGTGTACGCCTACGGCCTGACCAAGCCCGCTTCGGACACCATCTCGGCGCACCTGTCCGACGGCTTCTACGGCGTCTACTGATCGAAAGGAGGGAGCACCCTCATGGACTGGTACACAACGGACACAATCCGAGCCGACTGGAAGGATGCTCCCTCCAACGACTCCGTACTAGAGCAGCTTCTCGAAGTTGCCAAGGCGCAAGTACTTGCGTACGACAACGGATACAACTGGCGCCTCAACTCGGCCACTTCCGCGGCCGCGTTCCCCGGCGACTACATCACGGGAGCTGTTCCAGCTTCGCTCGTGATGGGCCAGAGGATGCAGCTGCGCAACCTATGGAATGCGAATCGCGTTGACCCGGCGAACGCAAGCGCCGGTGACGACACGTTCCAGGTGCGAATCTTCCCAATGGACTGGGTGGTCAAGCAGGTCATCCGCCCGAAGAAGCCTTTTGGAAGCTTCGGCGACGGCAGCAGTTCACTCCCGGCTCCGGGCGGAGAAATCACCAACATCGTGTCGCTCACTCAAGCGGAGTACGACGCGATCACGGTCAAGGACCCGCACACCCTGTACTTGATCACCGATCAGGCCGACGCATGACCGACGTAGTAATCAACGGCCAGACGCCGCGCGAGGTGTTGGTCTCGGCGCTGAGCGACGCGTTCCCTGAATGGCTCGTGGTGCCAGTGGAAAACGTGCCCGACTCCCTCGATCGGCCGGCCATCGTCATCAAGCAACGCAGCATTGCACCGTTGCCGGAGGCGCCTCAATCTCACTTCACGGTGAGTTCCCTCGTGACCGTGGTGGACGACCACACCGAATGGGCGAACGCCGAGCCCTCGCTAGACACGAACGTTCTGCTCGTGTGGGCGGCGCTGATGGGCACGAAGAACGTTCACCCGAAGACCGCTACCAAGGCTCTCTTCAACACCCAATACCTGTCCTATGACATCGAAACGGACCTGACAGTCCAGAAAGGCTAGGCGCTCATGGCTAGCATCGCGGTCGAACCGCTCTACATGTCGGAGTGCACCTTTACGGTGGCATCCGACTCGTACGAAGCTGCACTCTCTGGCGTGACTATCACGCCGACCACGCCCACCTCAACGTGGACCGGCCTGAAGGCGGGCTCCGTCTTCACGAAGGCTGGCAAGGCAACCTGGACCTGTGTGCTCGACTACATGCAGGACTGGAACACCACCGGGTCGCTGAGCAACTACCTCCTTGCCAATGAGGGCAGCAGCATTGACGTGGTGTTCGTCCCGGATGACGGCGGGGCGAGCATCAGCGTGACTCTCATCGTTGTGCCAGGCGCCATCGGCGGGAAGGTCAACTCCTTTGCAGAGGCGACTGCAACACTGCCCGTTCAGGGCAGGCCGACCCTCACCGCGGGAGCGTAGATCAGCGGTGCCAACCTCTCTGCTGAGCGTCAGCACGAAGACCAGTGAGGCCCTTGATGCCACAGTCAAGGGCCTCCAACTCCTCGACAAGAACGTGCAGACGCAGATCCGGCAGGAGACGAAACTACTCGGTCAGGAAGAGTGGACTGGCCTCGTTGCGCGGCACCTGGCGGGCGACAGCCTCCAGAGCACTGTGCTCGGTGAAACGTCCAAGCTTCAGTTCAGCAACCAGAACGTCATGCTGCAATCCGGAGCGAGCACGCGGCGCATGACAGGCGGCGCGACGCCTGCCGAGTTGGCACGTCAGGAAGAGTTCGGCGCGAACCGTAACCGGCTCACCGCGTACCGGCGCCGAACTCGAAAAGGCAAAACGCAGCAGATCATCAGGCACACCACGCACCCGCTCATGCCCATTCGGCGCAACGGATGGACCGTCTATCCGGCAGCAGCCGAATTCATTCCGCGGATTGCATCGCTCTGGGTACAGACGTTCATGCGCACCGTGTACGAGGCGTTTGAAGGGAAGAGCAACTAATGGGTGCAGCAATCAGCATCAGTGTCGTCAGTGACACCAAGAGCGCTGTCGCCTCGGTCAAGAACCTCTCTACCGAGTACGGCGGCCTGGTCGATCAGCTGAAGAAACTTGGCCCAGACGGTGCGCAGGCCGCTGAACAGCTTGAGTCCTCGATGAAGGCCGCTCAGCTTGCCACGCAGGATGCCGCCAAGGCATCGCAGGATCTCATTACACAGGTGAACAAGGCGAAGCTTGCTGCTGCGTCGGGTGGCCTCGACCTCTCGAAGCCGATGGAGGCAACCGCTGGCGGCATCAAGAAGGTCAACGAAGAAGGTTCCAAGCTCGCCGAGGGCCTTCAGATGAACGCCGGATTTGGCGTTCCGATGCTCGCCGAGTCGCTCGGATCCGGCCAGGGTGGCCTCGCAGGGGCAGCGGATGCGGCAGCCCAGGCCATCGGCGGTATGGGCATGATGATGGGCCCAGAGGTGATGGTGCCCGCTGCCTTGCTCGGTGGGCTCCTTGCCTCCATCGCCGGCCAGCTCGAACTAACGGCTGAAGACGAGAAGGTCGTCACCGAGATGACCGCGGATCTCGCTGCGGCATGGGAGAAGGCACATCCGGCCGGTGACAAGTTCAGCCAAGCGCTGGCCGATTGGGTCGCCAGTTCCAAGGATTACGGCATTGACCTGTCGAACCTTGAGCGGGACACGAATGCTATCGGCGCATCCTTCGGTGACATCACGGTAGCCATGGTGGCCAAGTCCATCCCCGCGATGGAAGCACAGAAGAAGGTGCTGGCTGAACTGACCGAGAAGTACTCGGACCAAGAGCACCAGCTTGGCGCGAACGGCGGCGCGTACTCGAAGGAGATGCAGCAACTCGCATCGAAGCAGGGTGCAATCAAGACGGTCACCAAGTCACTTGATGAGCAGATCAAGGCTGCCGAGGATGCCATGGCGGCCGAAGAGGCTCAGGCGTCAGCAATGGGCCTCACCGTCAAGCAGTACGAGAACTATTCGACAGCGAGCAAGAAGCTTTCGGACGACCTCGATAAGAAGAAGTCTGCCGTTCAGGGCTTTACGAGTGCGCTCCAGTCGGACCTTTCGAGTACGGGAAGTTCACTCGATCAGATCTTGGACCGTTCCAAGGATGACGCTGACAAGATCCTCACCAATCAGCAAAAGACGCTGGACGCCAATAAGCGATTCCTGGATGACTGGAACGCTGCCGTGAAAGACGGCTTGGACGCGAACGGACAGGCATACGTGACCCAGAACCGTGCTGACTTCCAGGAGGTCGTGGACACCTACGGCATCGACTCGCCTCAGTCACAGCAGTTCATCCAGAACGCGAACGCGCTCGGCGCGCAGACCGGTAGTTCCTTCACTGGACAGTTCACAAGCTCGGTGGCCGATGCGATGGTGCAGGCGCAGCGAACGATGAACGCCCAGAAGCTCGTGCCATCCGTTGACCTGTCCAGCGTTGGGCCGGAGATTCAGCGCTATCTCGATAACTACTACCTCTCAGTTGACGTGTTCCCCGTGGTGCACAAGCCAAGCGGTGTCGGCGGATCTTGGGGAGTGAACATCGGATGAGCACCTTCACGGATGCGCAGAGCAACATCTATTCGCCGAACATCGTCAACACCCTGACCTGGAAGTACACGCCGCGCACCATCATTCACGCGGTGCTGAATGATGCGCTCGGAAACAGCAAAGTGACGAACATTGGGCAGGGCGTCCTGACTGGTCACCTTGCTGCGGTCTTCGAGTTGGCTGCGGACGCTAACGCCTTCGCCGTAGCAGTGTGCCTCGGAGTCGAATTCACGGATGCCGACCACTACCTCAACAATCAGGTTCTTGTGGCGAGTTCGGACGTGAGCATTACGCAGGACGCTACGACGCAACTCGCGTTCGTTGTCGAATTCGATTGGACGGCGCTCGCATGACCGTCCTTCGATACCAGGCCGTGAACGTGTCAGTTACCGACGCGGGCTCCGTCCAGCACTTCTACAACGTGGAGGGCGGAACGATCGTCTTTGACGAGAACGTCACGCCCTATCTGTTGGCCGAATTGACGCTCACTCTTCCGATGCAGCCGACGCTTCCGCCTGCCATCGATCAGGGCGCACTCGATGCCCTGGACCCGCGCAACCGGCTTCAAGCGGTGCTCGTAGCAACGCTCTACGAATACGACGAGGCGACCGGCGTTCTGCACTCACAGAACGACGTGAGCGCCGCTCTGAACATCGAAGATCGCAACGTCGATTGGAAGGCCGGCACGATCGCGGTTCGGCTCACGACTGATGAATTCAAGCTCCAGACAGAGGCTAACCGCACTACAGAGCCGGTGAGCTTTCGAGCGCACCAGGGCTCCCTCATCGCCGTATGTAACGACGTACTGGCAGCTGCCGGCGTGAGCGCCACGCTCGACTCCAGCTCAGTCGACGCCGATGTGACGACTACCAGCGCTGTCACGAACATGCTCGACAACCCGAACGTTACCGGCGGGTACGACATCACCCAGATCAACTGCACGGTCGATACGAATGACACGAGCTGGTTCGCCTCCGGGACCAACAGCATCAACCTCTGGAGTCCGACTGCGGCCGACAGCTATGCGATTCTGGGCCCATCGTCGTTCGCTGCCGGAAACTTCGCGTTCGGGATGCAGCCCGGCCACACGTACACGCTCATCGGCACGGGACGCGTGAAGACGGCGGGCACCGGCACCGACTACCCGCTCGGAGGTAGTGGAGATGTCCACCGTGCCCGAGCCCTCGTCATCCACACCATCCGACCTGGCGGAACCTTCCTGAGCGGCTACGACCTGTTTGCATCGGCGCAGCTGCCGAATGTGGTTGGTGCCACGGCTCGGGTGTCCGTCACCGCGACCATCCCGCTCGGGTCGACTGCTGTCTTCATTCGTCTCTACAACGGCAACACAGCGAGTCAGCAAATCCAATGGGACGCGCTCATGCTCGTCGAGGGCGATGGCAAGGAAACCGATGGAGTGAACCTCCTCACCTACTTCGACGGCTCGACGCCAGCGACGGACCTCTACAGCTACGCGTGGAGCGGTACCGCAAACCAGTCCAGCAGCTCGCGCACTCCGCTCATCGACCGCACGCCCGACTCGCTCACGCTCAGTCCGGGACAGAACTACTGGTCGATGCTGGAGCCTGTCCTAGGAGCCGCGGGGAGACGTCTGCTGTGCGATGAGGGCGGAAGCTGGAGGCTCGTTGATGGTGTCGCATACAGCGTGCCGGGAACGGTCGTCGTGCAGCAGAGCAACGCCACGGCGCTGAGCGACGACATCGACCTCACGCAACCAGATACGGTCTATGGCTCCGTCGTTGTGAAGTACACATGGGTGAACCCCCAGGGGAATACGGAAACGTACTATGACGCCGCCGGCACAGGCTCGCCGACGCGGCTTGTCGAGTACGCGAATCGCTCATACCCCGGTCCGGGCGTCGCGGCATACATCCTGGCAAAGGGGCAGGGTCGTGGTCGCGTGATGAGTACCACGGCCATGAGCGACTTCGGCGCGCGCCCGTACATGGGAGCGCGTGTCATTGCGCCCTACACGCAGACACAGACGGGCGTTGCCTCGCGCATCAGCTTCGACCTCGGCGGCGCCGAAATGGATGTCACTACCCGCGGTCTCATCGATACACCGGACGGCGCGTGGGTGCTCGCGCCGGATGCCGTGACGTGGAGCGAGGGCAATGCCGCGACGACTTGGCACGGCCTCAACAACGACTTCAGCAACCTGACGTAGAAGGAGCAGAACATGGCAGCAGGAGATGACGCGGCGGCAGCGGGCTACCCCATTGTTGATCCGAGCACCGACCTCGTGAAGGACGGCGCGGACGCCATCAACGACGTGACCGACACACTCGCGAAGCTGACCAATAGGCAGGCCATCACGGTCTTCGTGCAGGCAACTCAGCCGACTGCGGAGCACGTCAACGACCTTTGGTTTTGGTGACGTAGATGGCGGAGGCGGACGGCTTCAACGGCAACAGCATTCACCTAGCGCTCGTCGTCTCGGTTGGCGCCAACAACGTCGCTGGCAACTACACGCCTGTGTCGTGGGTGCTGAACGCTTCGGATAGCTATGGGGCTTCGTACTCCGACCAGAACGCCACTGGCACGGTGAACATCGACGGAGCAGTGTACGGCTACAGCTACGCCTGGCGAAGCGCTGGCACGGGAAACCGTGTCCTGCACTCCGGCTCGCAGAACATCGCCCACAATGCGGACGGCACCCGGTCATTTGGCTTCAGCTTCACCTTCAACGGCATCCCCGGCACCTCGAACAGCGGAGGTGCGTCCGGCTCCAGTTCCGTGGGGCTAGCAGGCGTCGCGCCGACCGCCCCAAGCGCGCCGACCGCGGACACCCAGACCATACCGGGCGCCGTCACCGTGCATTGGTCAATGGGCTCGGGGTCCACACCGAGCACGTACACGATTCAGGCAGACGACGACTCGGGATTCGGATCACCCCTGAACTTCTCCGCGTCCAACACGCCCGCGACGCTCACAGGGCTCGACAAGGGCACGACCTACTACATCCGCATCCGCGGCTCAAACGCATCGGGAACCGGGCCGTTCGGCGGCACCATCAGTATTCTCACGCTCTCAGGCGGCAAGCGATGGGACGGCTCGGCGTTCGCTACGACTGACACGGCGAAGCGCTGGAACGGCAACTCATGGGTAACCATCTCCACGGGCAAACGATGGAATGGTACGGCCTGGATGAATCTCCAGTAACTGAGAAGAAGGGTCCCGCACCATTCACTGTGCGGGACCCTTCTTTCGGCTCGCCTAGTTGCGACTAATGGAACCGATGCTCCATCCGCTGACCTGCGTTAGTCGTCCGCGCCAAGTCTTGAACCGAAGGGGTTCATTCGACCCGTCTTGCCAGAGGCTCACATCACCGAGGTGAATGTGGAGACGCTCGTTCCGGGCCTCCGGGCCCTTCGGAATCTCCTCTTCAAACGTTCCGAAGAGTTCATCAAGCCCCTTGCCAGCGGGCTCATTGAATGAGCCAACTTGGGCGGCGACGGCCTTGCGCCATGCGCCACGCGAGATGATCTGACCCGACACCACGGCGCCGGGCACCGTCAGGGTCACGCTCGCAGTTCCCTCTTCATGCTCATCATCGATACCGACAACCCACGAGATGAGCGCGGATAGGTACAGGTCATACGCACCGATCGGCATCATCTCGATGTCGGCTGCATCCGGTTCGGATTCGATTTCAACTTCAGACAC